ATGACGCTTGTATGGGTAACAAAAGTAAAAACAAAGAATTTTTTGCAAGACTTTGGAGCAAAACTGAAAAACATAATAGGAGGAACAATAAAAACATGGGAGGACATGGTAGATGAAACCATAAGAGAATGCAATATAAAATTTGAAGTATTATACCCAAAAGCAAAAAACAAAAAATTGCAAATAACAGAATTACACGACCAAAGCATAAGCGTGACATTATATGGAGAACAATGATAAATGAAACAGTAAGCATAATGACAAATGCAATAGTTCAGTCATCAAATAATTATCCATTAATAATATACTTATTAGCAGTATTAGGCGCAATAAACTTATTTAACAGTGTTTTTAGAATGGGAATAGAAGGAGTAATGATATTCATATATATAATTACATATATTATTTCAACAGTGCTTTTCACAAAAGAATGGATAAAAAAGAAATGGGTGTAATAAAATGGTTGAGTTCACGCCACCAAAATTCCTAGCGGACATCCTGAAAGAAATAGGAAAGCTAATAAGCACAGCAGAAAAAGAAGGCTATTTATATTATGCAATAGCTATATTAATTTTAATATTCGTGATAATAATGCTGTTTTAATGGAGGTAACAAAAAATGGATAAAGAACAAGCAATAGAATACTTGAAAAAGAAAGGGGAATACTGTGATGACGAAAAAGAAAAACCTTTGACAAAAGAAGACAAGGTAAAACAGGTAATGAAAGAAGGGAAAATTTACGGGGACCCGATAGCAGACGTGCAATTCTGATTGTATGCGAAAGGAGGGAGTGATATGGGCTCTGAACAGACCTCTGGATAAATCAAGTCTGACCGAAAGGTTGCATTCAACCCTAAGTCTAGAACGTTCAATCCTCCTCGCAAGATACAATGAGATTTGAAGGGAATAATCCGTACAACAACCGGGTTTACGTTAATTTTAAAAAGAAAACAGTTAATTTTGAGCTTGTCATGGGAGGAATGACGCTCATAAAAGTTTATACTATGTTCTTCTTTCTTTTACTGTTAATATTCTCATTCTTGTCAATACCATTATTCATATTTGTAGAAATTGATAACAGCCTTAGAGTTATATTAATAATTCCATTAATTTTTGCGGTAATCACATCACTAATATTCTGGAACAAGAAATGGAGAAAAGAAAAATATCCAATAGCAAATTCAAAACTTGTGAACATATTCAGAAGAATGATAAGTTTTAACATGATAAAACCAAAAAAGCTTAAGATAGAACCGCACTCGTTATTCTTGGGAAAATACTTGTACATACCAAAATTCTCAAACGTTTGCCTTATTTACGGCCTTGTCGGGGATTTTGCAGAACAAATAAAAAGCATTAAAATTGATAATCTTTATAAGGATGAAGCGTTTGGATGGTATTGCGTGTTTGAATTTAATAACAAGCCTGAAAACGGGTATTTAGAAATAGAATATATTTAAGTGTAAATTTCCCCGAACATGTTATCCCACTGCAAAGTATTATAGTATGGAAAGATTTTCTCAATGTCATTAACCACGTAATGCTTGTAAAACGTGCTCATGCCAAACTCCTTCCACCCAGTATAAGCAGTCATGTTAGGAAAATGCCAGACCTCAACGCTGTGAGAGTGCTTTTTCACCTTGTAATGACCGCAGCGAGGGCAAACCCACAAAGGCTCAGGAAATTCTGAAGTCTCAGCCCAGGAGCACCCGCACCTCTTGTTCAGGCAAGTCTTTACGTAATGGCACACGTGATACCTGACCTGGGTGGCCATGTCACGGGCTATTATGTCAATGCGATTCGGCAATTGAGTGATAAGCACAAGCTCTCCATAGCCTGAATCAGCCTGGCCAAGAACCCTTCTAATAAGAGCAAGCCAGTCAGTAACCACGATATTAACGCTAGACATGCTTTTTCTGGCATTTATTATAGAGTGAGCCTCATCAAGCACTACTGAAATAGGCTCTTTAATATCCTGCCAAAACTCCTTGTTAAGAGAGAACTTGTAAACCGGCTCGCCAGTCTTCTGCTTAACCTTAATAATCTCCTTCTTCACAATCATCTTAGGATTAATATTAACCTGGCTTTTTAATTTAGTATTAATATTAGAATAAATAAGGCGCTGGCTTCGGTTATGAAACATTTCCCAAACCTCCATGGCAGTCTTGCCAGACCCCGGGTTTCCCAAGGATATTCTTATCATCAGAAGTACTTCCACATCACAAAGAAAGCAAGCAGCAAGCAAAAGCTTATGAACACTGAAGTCATTATTATGCTTGCAATCTTGTCATCAGTCATTTGAGCGTGCGCCTTGAAGCGTTCTCCATTCAAGTACATGAACATTGCAAAGCCCAGCACGCAAAAAGCGGCTAGTATCAGCCACAAGTTCTGGAAGTCATTGGCGAAATGCTGCAATTTGCACCAGTCATAGCATTCTTCAGTTATCTTTTGCGTCAAGCTCCAATTAGCCATTTTCAACTCCTTAAATAGTGCTCTGCAAGCTTTCTAATCATAAAATTATGAGTGAGTTTCATGCCTTCAAAATCTGGATGGTGCTTTAAGAATTCTTCTTTGCAGTCTTTTATTACCAAATCATACACTTCATAATCAACTAATAAGTGTCTTCTATTACTCATTTGATAACACCAGTTTAATAAAGAAGTAATATAAGTATTTAAACCTATCTATTCTAACTTACAACTTATGCTTTCAACTTTAACTTCTAACAACACCGCAAGGGGAGGTAATAATATCGTGAAACTTAACAAGAAAGGCAAACTAAACTTCAACATACTCAACAGTGCAGTGCTGGTAATAGTAATCCTGGTCGTACTATTCAGCGCGTACGCCGCAATAATACCAGAAGCGCAAACAGGAGGGGACCGCCTTGGAGACAGTGACGTGTGCGAAGCATCATCATGCACGTACAACGCAAGCGGAAGCCCAAGCACGTGCCAGTGGAACACCACAAACACGTCAGAATGCCCCAACGACTATGACTACATACCACTATCAAGCCTGTTCTCAAGCACGGGAGTAGTATTCGTGGTAGTAATGGCAGCACTGCTAGTATTAGTAATACGAAGCTTCATGAAAAAAGGAAGCAAGTGATTAAGACGCATTCATCAACAGCTGTCAGCAACAGCAAGAGCACATGCTCAAGCTCATACTAAAAACTGACACAAAAAAGAAAAACCTGAAAAGGGGGGGAAAACCAAAATGAGAAAATTGCACAAGAAAGGAAAGCTCAACACAGGCGTGCTGAACACGGCCATACTGGCAATCATACTGCTGGTTGTGCTGTTCCAGATATACGCAGAGCTAATTCCTGAAGCGCAAACAGCCGGAGACGCGCTGAACGCAACAGGAGCACCTCTTGGCAGCCTATTCGTGGCATCGGGAGTCGTGTTCGTCATAATCATGGCCGCACTGCTTATCCTTGTCGTGAAGAGCTTCATGCCAGGAACCAAGTAA